AGAGATTGTTACGTTCTGTGCTGGCTCTGGTATTGGTAAAAGCCATGTCTGTAAGGTTATTGCCCACGACATCCTAAAGCACTCAGACCACAGGGTTGGCTACGTTGCACTTGAGGAGTCCCTTGAAAGGACGGCGAACTCCATCATTGGACTAGAAATGGGTGAACTCCTACATCTTGACCCTAACTTCACACCTAGCGAACCCTACAACGAAGCCTTCAAAGCTACTGTAGGGTCTGGACGTTGCTTTCTATACGACCATTGGGGCTCGCTAGACAGCGACAACCTCATATCTCACATCCGCTATATGACTAAGGTCTTAGACGTGGACTACCTCGTACTCGACCACCTTAGTATTGTGGTGTCTGGTATGGGTGACGGCGATGAACGTCGCATGATTGACAACACTATGACCAAGCTCCGTGCATTAGTTGAAGAGACTAAGCTTGGGCTTATCCTTGTGAGCCACCTCAAGCGTCCAGAAGGTAAAGGACACGAAGAAGGTGCATCCACTTCCCTAGCTCAACTCCGTGGCTCTGCTGGCATCGCTCAGCTCTCCGATATGGTCATTGGCTTGGAACGAAATCAACAAGACACAGAAGACCGTAACAAGACGGTACTCCGTGTATTGAAGAACAGATTCTCTGGAGAAACAGGCATTGCTTGTGCTCTTAACTACAACCCCCAATCGGGCTCAATGTCCGAAGAACATTATACCGAGAACCCCTTCTAATATATGAAATACTGCTCGAACTTTCGACACGACTTAGAACTAGGACAAGTAGCTGAAAAGGAAATTGGCGCATTGCTCTCTGAAAAAAAGATAGAGATTAAAAAAGATATGCTTGCCAAGAAGACGGGCAATGTATTTGTTGAGTATATGTCCAGAGGTAAAGTCTCTGGCGTAGACCGTTCCGAAGCTGATTATTACTGCTTCGTTGTTGAGTCCCTTATCATCTTCATTCCGCTTGTAGAACTTAAAGACCTCATTGAGCCCTTTAAGAAAACCAAGAGGGATGTGCGAGGGGGAGATAACAACACCTCACGGGGTATCTTACTCCCCCTAACCACACTTATACCAAGCACACAAAAATGAATAAAATAGGATTCTTTGATATTGAGACGAATGGCATCACCGATTGGACTAACCTGTCCGACCTTACTGATGTCCACTGTCTTGCTATCTATAGCGAAGGAACAGCCAAGGTTTATTCTGGAGATACTATTCAGGATGGACTCAAAGCTCTAGCTTCCTTTGACGCCATTGTGGGGCATAACTCCATTGGCTTTGACTACCCTGCCCTACGCAAGATGTATGGCTTTAGTCATCACACCGTTTGGGACACTGCTGTAATGGCACGCTGTATCTGCCCAGACGTTCGCGCCCAAGACCTCCTACGTGAGGGCTTTGATAAAACACTGATTGGTTCCCACAGCCTTAAAGCTTGGGGACATCGTATCGGTGTACTCAAAGATACCCACGGTGAAACCGAGGACTGGTCAACATTCACGCCCGCTATGGCTGAATACTGCAAACAGGATACTGTAGTTACTCATCGTATCTACGACCACCTAATAAGTAAGAATCCAGATGCACGTATGCTTATCCTTGAGCACCGCTTTGCAACTATCATCAGACAACAGGAAAGCAATGGCTTCCCCTTTGACTTAGCGGTAGCTGAGAAGCTCACCTCTGACCTTATGGTTCGTCGTGCTGAGATTTCCGAGGAGGTATCTAAGGTCTTCGGTCCTGCTGTGGTTGAGATGAAAAGTCACTGGTGGTTAGCTCCGAACGGCACAACAGCTAAGACTAAGAAGGAACTGGTTGCCGCTGGTTGGAAGGCTAAGGAAATCACTAAGGGACCAAACCGTACCAAGGAGATTCCATTCAACCCAAACAGCCGTGACCAAATCTGTGAACGTCTGATGGCACAGGGATGGAAGCCAGCAGCCTTCGAGGGTAAGCGTCCTAAGATTGATGAGCCTGTACTTAAAAGTATTGGTACTCCGTCAGCTCTGAAGCTCCTTGAATATCTGTTGGTATCCAAGCGTCTTGGTCAAGTGGCTGAGGGTAAACAAGCTTGGCTCAAACTAGAGCGCAACGGTCGTATCTACGGCAGGGTAAATACCAACGGTGCTGTCAGCGGACGTTGTACACACTCAAACCCGAACGTTGCCCAGACTCCTGCTGGACGTGCGCCTTATGGTAAAGAGTGTCGCTCTTGTTGGACTGCCCCAGAAGGTAAGGTACTTGTTGGTGCTGATGCTTCTGGTCTGGAACTACGTTGCCTTGCTCACTACCTCGCTATGTTTGGAGACAAAGAATACGGTCGAACAATCTTAGAGGGAGACATCCACACAGCAAATCAGAAGGCTGCTGGACTGCCTACTCGTGATGACGCAAAGACATTCATCTACGCTTTCCTGTATGGCGCAGGTGACGCTAAGATTGGTTCTATTGTTGGTGGTTCTGCCAAGCAAGGTAAAGCTCTCAAGGCTTCCTTCATGAAGAAGACACCATCCATCAAGAAGCTTTATGAAGCTGTTAAGCAACGTGTGGAAGCCACAGGTGTCCTCCGAGGTCTTGACGGACGTGAGCTACCTTGCCGTAGTCCTCACTCTGCTGTGAACCTTCTCCTTCAATCTGCTGGTGCGGTGGTAATGAAGCAAGCTCTCGTTGAGTTTGTGGACTCCGCTAGGCATCCCTACGAACTCCACGGAAATATCCACGATGAAGTTCAATTCAGTTGCGCCCCTGAGCACGCAGATGCTCTCGGTCGTTGCTTTGTAAATGCTCTCGCTAAGGCTGGCAAAGTCCTTGGCTTCAACTGCCCGTTGGACGGTGAGTTCAGCGTAGGTAAAAACTGGTCAGAAACACACTAACATGAAAACACTATACATAGATGGCGATATGCTCGCCTACCGTGCCGCCTTCAGTAACGAGGTGGAAACTAAATGGGACGACAATGTCTGGACACTCCACACGGATGTGAATGCTGCGTTGGCTTACTTCGATGACTTCATCACATCCCTGTGTAAGAAGTTTAAGACGGATGCCTACCAGTTAGTATTCAGTCCGAGGCGTAACTTCCGATACGAGTTGTTCCCCGCATACAAAGCGAACCGTGGTGGTAAGCGTAAGCCTCTAGCCCTCTCTGGGATTATTGAGCAGACACGTGAACGTCACCCTTCGCTTTTAGAAGAAGGTATTGAGGCTGACGACTTAATTGGCATCCTCTGCACCAAAGACCCAGACACAACCATTGCTGTCTCTGGGGACAAGGACTTCGCCACACTCCCAATCACTTGGTACAACTTTCTCCGTGATGAGCTGAAGACGTTGACCGAGGAAGAGGCTGACCGAAATCATTTGACACAGACCCTTATGGGGGATGCAGTAGATGGATACGCAGGTCTCAAAGGAGTTGGTCCTAAGACAGCTGTTAAGCTTCTCGACAAGCACGGCTGGGACTGGGACGGCGTAGTTAAAATATACGAAAGCAAAGACCAAACAGAAGAGGATGCGTTACTCAACGCTCGCCTCGCATACATCCTACGAAACAAAGATTACACAAACAACGAAGTACAATTATGGACACCTACAAAACAGAACAACCAGAAATAAACTTAGGCGACCAAGTCGTCTACATCGCTGGACCAATGACAGGGCTCAAGGATTATAACTTTGATGCCTTTGATGAGAAAGCGCACCTATTTAAGGAGAAGGGTTATGAAGTAATCAACCCTGCTGAGTTAAGTCGTAACCACGCTGCGGCTATGGGCATTGATTTAAATGAAATCACTGTTCGTGAGTGCGCTCAGACTGACCTCAAGCACATCGTAGCTCGTGCTACCCATATGTATATGCTGAACGGATGGCAGTACAGTAAGGGAGCTAAGGCTGAACACGCTGTGGCTGAATGGTTGGGTATGACGATTATGTATCAATCCAAGGAAGACCTAAAGACCGCTCGTCATCACGACAAGGAGTGGTGGTTTACCTTCCAAGCAGATACCTTCAATGACATCGCCGCTCTTACTCGTAAGAAGAATGAGGACTATACTGGTGGTGCTGCCACTCCTAATCCCTTTGCTAACTTTGATGAGGCTAATGA